CTTTATCCTATTAAACAAAGACTTCCGCATCTTGGGCTTAGTGTAATTACCCGCCTCATTTACCGCCACGGTTTCCATCCCTAATCATCTGACGCTCCATAGCAACAATGCGACGATACAACTTGTGCTCCCTAGCGCCCATAACCTGTTGACCCCTGCGCTTCTCTTCAGCCTCATCCTGCATCCGATCCTCGCTCTTGTAAAGACTCTCAACCTTCCGCTTAAACTTCTTAAACAAAGTGTTGTTCTTCTTACGCTGAATCTCGTCAAACTCACTGTTCAACTTCTCATACTCAGCCTGAGTAAAATCACCCATCACTTCTTCTTTCCACTCGGCTTCTGCTTAGGAGGCCGACCAACCTTGCTACCGTAAGTTCCCTTACCTTTAGGCATTACTACTTCCCTTCTTAGCTTTGTTTCTTCGGCTTATCGCCCTTGCCTTTGCCTTTGCGTCCGACTTGCTGCTTGCTCCCCACGCCCTTAAGCTTAGAAGCAACCGAGTCGGCTTTCCCTTGCTGTCCTTCTCCGGTCCCGACATTCCCCCCATCCTTGCTAAGAAACTCGCCCTTCTTGGATTGTCCCCGCTTTTTACCGGAGCCCTTAACGTCCCGCCCTTGTAACTCGCGCGACCCTTCGCGTTTAACCCACCCTTCGGGTTCTTCCCCTCCTTGCGGGTCCAAGCCGGTGTGCTCATCCTTAATCCTTCTCCACTTAGCCATGATCTTAGAAACATCAGTCATAATCTACTCCTAGTACAAAAAAAATATATCCAGCAACGCACAAACCGAACAAAGCTGACAAGCTTTGGGCGGGAGCGCCAGCGAACCTGTAGGGAAAAAAATAAGAGTGAGGGATCACTAGCAAGTTACAGTAGTTAAGTTTTCAACCCCCACCCCCTGCCAGCAACACTCTTGTACCATTTGCCAGCCCCTCTCTTAGCCAAGATCGATGCTTACCTTGATGTCACCAGCAATCTGAACCTGTGATCTATCTATAGGTTTATAGCCAGCACGATCCAGTAAATCCTTACTCGCTTCTAGCTGAACGTACTCAGATTTAGCTGTACGAGAGAGCCTAGCAACCGTTGCTAAAGCACCAGTAGCGCTAAGTCCAAACGTTTCCATCATCTTCCCCTGCATATACTGCTGCACATGGGGTAAAGCTAAAGCTCTGTGTCCACTTACTCTTCCGGACTCACCCTTAGCGTAACCGGCTGCTTCTGCTGCTTTCTGCACACTACACCCTTCTGTTACGAGTGTATCCACGAGAGCGCTTTGTTTTGCTGTTAGTTTACGTGTTGCTGGAGTGCTCATCACTTAGTCTTCCTATGTGTATTTTGGTGTATCACTTAGTGTGCTTCACTGTTGTATCACACTTGGTTGCTTCATAGATTTAAACAAATGAGGGGATTGTTACTGCTGGCTTCACCCCCCCTGTAGATCCCCCCCACACTGCGCTGTTTGTCAATGGTGTGTCAAGTAGTGACGTTACGTAACTATCCAAATTACCTTACGTCACATCTGTAATTACCAGTTGACGGACTTGGGGTCATCAGCACGTTTATTGTGCTTCGCTCTCTTATTTGTGCTGACCGCGCTACTCATCGAAGACCGAGCCTATGGTCTCGGCCGCCTATGGGCGGTGAGTATCGCATTGTCCATGGGGGCTTTTGCGCAAGCCCCCAAACCCCAAACTTATCAAAGAAGATAGATTATAGATATAACCCCCCCTGCCCCCCAAAGGGGGGATTTGACCAACTCCGAAGCTCGCGGCCGGTCATCACCGTCATGGAACAGCCAGAACCTACGGTCAAGACGGACGTAGTTGCGACTTGACAGTAGAACCATGGCTATTCCCTGTCGTTGCTGTCCAGCCCCTCACTTCGGGCCGGATCAAATATGAAAACTAGATGAGAGCTTAGGAGAAAAACTCATGACCAAACTGATAAATGCAATTGTTGAAACATACACGAACACAACCGAGCTATATATTCGGACCAATAATTTAGACCGCTTTGCAGCTGCGGATGGATGGAAGCAGATTGATACTTTGCAATTCCATGCAGAGCGCAAACTAAAGCGCGAGATCCAAGACCTTGAATTCTGGATTCCGCGGCAGTCGGACCGCGAGGCTAATGCTAAGAACTGGATGCAGAAATATCGCAAGCAGTATAACGGCGACGAGATCAGCACGACTAACTTGCAAAGCTCTGTTGCCCAGTACAAAGCGGAAGCCTTTGCCTTGTCTGTCATGCAAGCAGAGTTAGCCGCAGCGCAAGCAGCCTACAAAGAGCTTAACGGCGGTACTTATACCAGCGTTGAAGACAAGGCAGACGCCGAGCTTCCCGAGGAACTTGCGTCAATGCTTGCAGAGATTGATGCGCTTGAAGCAGCCAACAGCGAGCCCCCAGCAAAAAAGCGCAAGCGTGCTGGCTAAAAGATCCGGACTTCACCAGCGAACCGCAAGACTATTTCGCAGATCTAGCGAAAGCATTCTACGGATAAACAAGGGGCTGCCGAAAGGTGGCCCTAAAAATTTTTTCGCTCGCTTCGCTCGCTCTTGTGGTGAGGGGTGATGCGGAGCGTGTGAAGATCCGATGTGGTGAGCGCTGAGGTGTTGCGCCATCACATGTAAGAGAAGGTTGAAGGGTTGACCCCGACCCCGAAGGGGGAGGCCCTGACCTACAGCCGTAGCTGCAATCGCAGCTATCAAACAAACCAAGTGAATAAACAAAACGAAATGGAGAACCAAATGAGACTTAACTATATTGACTATGCAGATCTACCTTTGTCTGTAATGTTTACCAAAGGTGACATCGAAGCAATACATGAGTTTCTCAAAGATAACTCAGGTGCAATTGAAAGCTGCAAGCGACCACATGCAATGACAGGAATTGCAAATTGCTTCGCTGAAATACATGCAAAACTAGAGGAGGTATAACATGAAACATTTTAGAATGGATGACTTTAACTTTGACGTTGAGTCACAGCCTGTCTTCGATGCAGCTGGCATTGAGATAGCTGGACATCAGAACATTGTGCGCTTGGATACTGGCGCATCAATGGGCTTACACAAGTCACGCTACAAGATAGTGACGCATGATGACGTTGTTAATTCTGTGCTTGATGGTGTCAAAGCAGCCGATTTATCCGATGACTACGAGGTAAAGGTTGATGTCTTTGAGAATGGGCGCAAGCTTAGAGGAGAAATATTATTTAATAATCTTACTGTTGAGCCAGAGGTAGGTGACTACGTTAAGTATCGTGCCACCTTCTCTAATAGCTACGATGCATCATGGCCCTTTGCTCAAGCAGCAAGTGGCTTACGTCTCTGGTGCTTGAATGGCTGCACCACAGCAGATGCCATAGCATTCAGTAGGTATAAGCACACTGCATCTATCAACGTTGATGGATCAGCAGCTAAGATCATCACTGGTCTTGAGCACTTCAAAGATCAGAAGGATGTGTGGCAATCTTGGATGAAGATCAAGGTTGAACATGAGCAAGTCGAATCATTCCTCAAAAAGACTGTGGCAAAAGCGTACACACGTCAGCAAGCAGCAAGCAAGACCAATGAAAAGCAGCTAGAAAATCTTCTTGGCATCTGGAGTGATGAACGCAGCAACTTAGGCTCAAACAAGTGGGCCTTGTATAACTGCCTAACACATTGGGCAACACATACTGGCGAGCTTAGATCCCCTCACACTGCACGTTATGAGCGTGAGGCTAAGATCGCTAGTGCAATGAAGACTAAGCAATGGGAGGAGATGGCTTGAGGCACGGAGAAGTTTACAAAAAGAATAGTGCTTGGTGGTACACTAAGCAAACAGAGGGCAGTCCATTGCGGCTGTCCAGTAAGCACACAACTAAAGCAAAGGCTTTGGCTGTAGCTGAAGACGAACTTAACAATGATCGGATTGATAACCTTCATATATGGAAGGGCAACGGATCATATGAATCTTGCATGGCAATATGCAAACCAACCAAGGAGAACCAAAATGAAATATAAAATTGAAAAGAACATTCCAATTTCTGCGCATGGGAAGACAGGCAAGTGGTCATCTATAGAAAGTAAAATGGAAATTGGAGACAGCATTTTATTAAGCAATAGAAATGAAACACAAGGCATTTCAACAGCCTTTAAAAGAAAAGGTTATAAAGCATTAACTCGGAAGGTTGATAATGGTATTCGAGTTTGGAAAATGGAGAGGTAAGATGACTACACCTAAATTTACACGCCGTGACTTTGAGTTCATAGCAGATGAGGTTGCACCATTACTAGGATGGGCAACAGGTGTGCAGGAAATTGCACAGAAACTAAAGCAAACCAATCCAAAGTTTGACTATGATAAGTTTGTTGACCGAGCAACTAAGGCATGGGAGGCTAACTATCTAAACAGACAGGAGGCTATTGATGATGACATCCCATACTAAAGATATGTGCCCTCACTGTAATGGGGAGGGCATCATTACCTTTGAGGTAGCAAAACCTCAAGGCTTTGGTCGTGACATTGGTGTGATAGATGTGATGACTGAGCCATGTTCCAGATGCGGAGGTGATGGCGAGGTAGAGATTGACGAGGTAGATTTTTAACTGCATATTCGCAGCATGAAATCATACTTAGAATATCTTAAGCACGAAGCGAAGGCACGAAACGTAAAGCTATTGAAAGCGTTTCGTGTCGCTGAAGTTCCAACGTCAACTTACTATCGCACTATAGGAGAAGCAACTGAGCTACGGTTTTCTACCGCAAGCAAGGTTCTTGAGGCTATCCATGAGCAAGAGCGAAGACAAATCGCAGCTGAGAATACCAAACAACTACGAGCAAATGATCCAAATGTTAGTAGCCGCAAGGCACGAGCAGGGTTTAAGTCAAGACAGACTCGCTCATAAGGTAGGCTGCACTGAATCGCTGATCCACAAATGGGAGCAGCACAAGAGAGTACCGTCTGGTTTCTTTCTTATGTGCTGGCTAGATGCGTTAGGCTACGACATTGAAGTCAAAAAAAGGTAAGGAATTTATAAACTGTATTGCTTGCGAAACTAGAACTGAATTGTTCGTGGCAATGCTGAAAACAAATGGCAAAGGATCAATGGAGAAACATTGGTTTGTTTGTCTTCATTGCTATGAGGAGGACAAATGGCAAACCATAACAAAAGCAAAGGAACTTACCACGAAAAGTGGTTCGTCACGTGGCTCAATAAAATCAAAGCGCCGCTCGAAGCGAAAAGGGTCCCCCTCTCGGGGAGCTTGGGAGGAGAGTATTCGGGGGACATCCACCTCTACCTCAACGGAAAAAAATTGGTGGGAGAAGTAAAGTACAGAGATAAGTCAGGCTTCCCCAGTCCATTCACAGTATTAGAAGGCAGGGACATTGCCTTTTATAAACGGCGCAGAGGAACGCCGCAAACACTGGTCATCATGACTGGTGAAAACTTTCAACAGCTATTGGAGAACAGCTATGAATCACACAGAAACACAGAATAAAAACATCCAAGCATGGCTTGAGCAAGGCAACAGCATAACAGGCATGACTGCCTTGGAAAAGTTTGGTTGCTGGTCATTGTCTCGTCGCATCTGCGACCTCAAAGAAAAAGGCTTTGCAATTGATAGTCAGTTTATCAAGCTTGAGAATGGCAAGCGCATTAAAGAGTATTGGATGGCTCAATGAAAAAAGATTTAAAATCTATTGGCCGGTATGTAACTGGCGATGTCTGGTCTGCAAGCGTGACTCGCGGATCACACGATGCATATAAAAAAGAATACCAAGCTAACGTTAGTTGGGTCGCTGACTCTCACCGCATAAATGCTGAACGCATTTGCAATGGTGAACGTGTTGGCGAGTGTTGGCTGCGCGGTAGATTGAAGCAAGAGTTGTTGGACTTTGGTTTGCTAACTCGTTCTGACTTTGACAAGTATGGTGATATTCCCGAAGTCGATCTTCCCGTTGTTACTTACGAAGAAGAATCTTCTTGATCCAACTGCGTATATGCAGTATGTAAGTAGTTATAAACAAAACAATAATGGAGAACACAATGGAACGAAAGGGTTTCATCGGAGGAAGTGACTGCGTAAAAATTATGCAGGGAAATTGGTTAGAGCTTTGGCAAATCAAAACTGGTCGTGTTGAATCAGATGATCTGTCTCGCAACATTGCAGTGCAGCTTGGCAGCTGGACTGAAGACTTTAACCTTCAATGGTTTGAGCAAGAGCATGATTGCGTGTTATCTAATCATCAGCATGAATACGAAGATATGATTGGGACAGTGCCAGCCAAAGGTATGATTGATGCTAAGTGGGCAACGCGTATTGTTGAAGCCAAGCACACTAATCCATACAAGAATATGGATGATGTAATTGAATACTACATGCCACAAATACAAATGTACTGTCATCTAGCTGATGCTGATGGCGCTTACTTCTCGGTTATCTTTGGCAACAGCAGATGGGAATCAGCATATGTCTCGTACAACAAAAGCTATTTCGATTCTATGTGGACGGTGGTGTCAGACTTCTGGGGTTACGTTGTACGCGATGAAGAGCCGGTTGGTGTGGATACGCCAGCAATCAACATCGACAAAGTTGAGGTGGACAACATGGTCAAGCGTGACGCCAGCAGAGACAACCAATTTATCGACGCATCGATTACCTATATCAACGGATACGAACACAACCGTGTCTTTGAGAACGCTAAGAAAGACCTTAAACAAATGGTCGGTGATAACGAACGAGAAGTTTACTGCGACCAACTCACAATCAAACGAGACAAGCGGGGATCACTCCGCATAACAAGGAGAACCTAACAATGACTAATAACCTCGACGTATGGGACAGGCTGGCCTCTTCAGACCCCAAGTATCTGAAGAAGGTCAGCTTCGGTAGCCGTTCATTCACTGCGATTGACCCGCAGTACCAAGTTAAAAAGATGACAGAAGAGTTTGGTGCAGTAGGTGAAGGATGGGGATGGCACAACGCAACAGAGATTGTACCTGTAAGCAACGGAGACAGCGCTGTACTAGCGCATGTAACTGTCTGGCATGGCACACCCTCTAATTCATTTGGCCCCTTCACAGGGTGCCGTAAGTTCTTTGATGCAACTAAAAGTCGTATGGCTGAAGATGCACCGAAGATGGCTATCACTGATGGCCTGACTAAAGCACTGTCACATATCGGATGCGATGCTGATATCTTCTTAGGTAAGATGGATGGCAACAAGTACGATCAAGACAGTGGAAGCAAGAACAGAAACGGTAGCTGGTAAGCTACAAAACAAAAGGAGCCAGAAGCATGGCAGATTATGACCCAACAAATAACGGTGCAGCATTCCCACCATTCGATGACATGAAGATGATCTTACAAGGCAAGATCAATGTCGAAGGGCGCGATGGTAAATACTGCGTTGTTCGCCGTGAATCCAAGAACGGCAAGGAGATCATGGAGATCTATGAAAAGGTGGGGGCTATGTTCCCTAATGACAACAGTAAAGAGTCAGCACCTAATTACACTGGAACCATTTACAACACAGCGGATAAGCAAATGCCATACACACAGCCAACATCAGACCGCAGGGTTGCAGCATGGCGGCGCATGAAAGATGGCAAGCCTTACCTATCCTTTGTAATTAGTGAGCCACAAAAAAGAGATGACCCCTTGCAAGGCGATGACATCCCGTTCTAGTATAGGGGTGTTCTCCAAGGGTACACCCTCCCAAGTACTGCCCTGTCAACTGCCCTGCTTATTTAATTATAGGCAGGGTTTTTTTTGGAGTAACGGATGACTGAATTAGAAAAGATGATGGCCGATGCAAAAGGCTGCAATGAAAGACTCAAAGAAATTAACGGGCTCTCAAGAAGAAAAAAGAAAGAGCCAGAAAAAAAAGAACCACACAAAGGTTATGGCGAAGGCTGGCGCAACAAGCCCCTAAGCGATGACGAACTTTCCGACATAAAATATTTTAGAAATAGAGGCTGGTGTGTTACATCTATAGCTATGTTTCTCGGCATCAGTAAAAGCACAGTGGAGAAATACAAATGATTAAAACAACATGGGTCGCAATCATGATCTTCTCATCGCCATACGAATGCGCTGACCTCATAGAGAAGTACCCACATAATCTATACGGACCAGTGCAATGTGTCATTCAGTATGAAGAATCAAATGTTGTGCGACCCAAGCGCAAGCCACCACAGGAGGATGAATAATGGAAGTAACGCCAGCGCATAAAGTAGAGCTAGACTTTCTTAAGCGCAGAGTTGATCGCCTGATTGATGAAGAGAACAGAACAGACCCACATCCAAATGTTAAGCAAGACTTGTGGGCTGCGCGTTCTGAATTAAACCAGTTTGTAAACAAGCTAAGAGAAATGGGGTACAGCATATGACGCAAGACGAACTGCGTGAAGCAATGATTAAGTCAGCTAAAGAAGGCAAGTCGCGCATTCTAAAGCGCGATGGTCAAACCCAATCTTTAAAGCATAACATGGCGCCAGATTATAATATGGGTGGCAGAGATAGTAAGCCAGAAACAAAAGAGATTATTAGGCTGGCATTACTAGGTAAAAGTAAGGACGCTATCTGCAAGCGCATGTCATTCTTAGGGTACAGCAGGAAGCGAACACTTGCTGTACTTCATAGACATGAGGATAAGATCGTGAGGCCAGCACCTTCAGTGATCGAAAACCGCGAGTTTAAGATTAAAATTAAATGCTGACCCCAGAGTTCTATACCATCAATTCAAAGTGAGGGCCATCAATAAATGGCCTTCGACCTTCACTTCGTCTTAGATCAATGTAAGCATTCATTGCTTCTTCAGCACTGCCATCCCAATCACCAAGGTTATCAATCTGCCAAGCAGCACCCCAACGCACACGGCAGCCAACAAGATCAGCAGCTTCACCCATAGCGTCAGCCAAATCATCATAGAGATTTAACTCCCAAGACCCACGGCCATTGATATACGCCATAAGATCAACAGCCAAACCGTCTAGGTGCTTTGACTTCATGGTTTGTGATGCACCTTTAGCAACCAATTCCTTTTGCTGCTCAAGTGTGCGGAGCCCTTGAATGACTCCGAAGTCTGTTTTCGTAAGTGTGATTGCGTATTTAACTACAGAAACTAAACGGTCATCGACCCCTTCAAGCCGGTCAAGGCTGCGTCTGCTTAGTTTAAACTCACTCATTTCTTTAATCCTTTCATTGTACGGATTCCAAAGCTTGCAGCTATTGAAGCGTACATTCCCCACTGCACCCAGAGTGGTGTGGTTTCTAAGTTAGCAAAGCCCTGTGCCATTACGTCTTGCATAGAAGGAATGAAGTTCATGCAAAGAATAGCTACAAAAACTATAGTCCATAGCTCATCTTTCCAAGAATCCTTTGAAGCTTCAATGGCTGACTGTTCCCAGTCCATTTCACCAGTAGCTTGCTTGAGTTTAATCTCTGCATTGGCTTTCTGAACAGCAGCCTTACCGTCTAAGTAACTGGTAGCAAGCCCACCAACTGCACCTATAATCTGACCAATCATTTCTCATGCCCTACCCATACTGCGAAAGCACCTGTGAGAGCGCCTGTAACGGTGGCTGTGAGCGCGGTAGCCTGTGTGCTTACCACATCCTGCGGCAAGGACATAAACCACTCTATGACGCGTATATACATGATGGTCATAACCAGCATCATAACGCGTGGCATTATCTTCCAAGCTAATATCTTTTCCATAGCTATAGTCATATCAAACCTCTATGTTTATCTTCGTTCCTTGCGGTCTATCAGCTGTAGTCTTAGCCCCAAACCTATCATAACTCTTGCCCAAGTCTAGCTTCTGCTCGCGCAGGGCTTCGAGATGTGTGTGATTTGCGCGATGTTCTTTAGCTACTCGCTGCTCAGTAAGGTGAGTTTCTATACGCTCACGCGTTTGTAATTGCTGATGTATATCACTGCCAACATTAAATGGTGCAGAGCCTATGCCGCTTACTCCATCACTCATAGCCGCCCCTGCATACCTAAGATAACAACAACAGTAATGCCAAGAACAATAGATAAACCTAC